AGAGAGTCTGCGGTTGGAGCACAATGGACAACACAGTCGCAGAAATGGAAGTAGGCTTGAGTGAACCATAATCGGTTGGAGCACCAGTCCCGAAGGGATGTGTACTGTCAACACCTGTTCTCTCAGCGAAGTACTGAGCGATATACCCTCCTGGAGTGGCTGGCAAACGAGGCTTCCTCAAAGCAATCTTGTAGGACACCCATAATTCACCAACATTTACGTTAGTTCCTGGTAATCCCACTGTTGCAATAGTGAAGTTTCCGAAATCAGTCCATCTGAGATCAGTTAGCGCGCTTGATGGCGTTGTTCTGACATACAGACTCTTGACCGGAGTCAATACTTTCTTACATTCTACGGCATGCATGACGGATTCACTTGGCTTACAACTTTGTGCAAACTCATAGTTCTCCATCTCTGCTTTTGTGGCAAATGCTGGTTTGGTTGGGTCATACAACGTGGCCAGGATCACCGAACCAAGAGCTGTATTGCTCGAGGATGTGGTTTGACCAGACATTGACTTAAACTCGAAAATCATTCCTAGGATTTCATACTCCTCATAATTCTGCGCAATCGTAGCCAGCCAAGGGAACAAAGCAGGCTGGCCTGGATTGAGAGGTCCCGTAAGCGAAGTAAATGCTCCTGCAGTTGGGGAGGAAATGACATCCTGGATAAACTCTCTGTGGGTGATAACTGTATCCCCCATGAACGCAGGGACCTGCGCAGTGAGTTGATTTTCTTGAACGCTTGGAAAATTGGTCGTATAATCTCCTGATCCGAGGATTTTTCCGATGAATCCACCGGCAGTCCTCCCCAAGTTTTTAAGACCAAACATATTTCCAAGATGCCCGCCTACATCAGCAAATGGCGTGTTCTTCTTGTTAACCTTCAATTTAGCAACTTGTTGTTCAAGCTGCTTAACTCTGGGGTCAGAGATCACCACAGTTTTCTTCTGTGAAGATTTTGATTTCTTATTCTTTGTTGGCATTGTATTGGATACCACATGCCCATGGGACTGTACATCGGACGAAAACCCTTTCAGGAAGAGCCGTGCAGTCTCTCGAGATTTTGATTACTACGGAAACCGTTTTGGTCAATTACTTCGCCAGACCCAATAGATTAAGAAAGGATACCAATCCCTTGAGGAGAATGTCGTTTTCCCTTGGCCGCAGATAAAGAGCCTCAGCACGGTCACCAACCAGGCTGTTCCATTATTTGATTAAGCTCATGACATTTTTATTTGCAAAACTCCTACCACCTAGCCGCACCTTAACCCTGTGCGACAGTAATTTCGAACCACGTGGTGTCATCACTCACCATTTAAAGTCCTGCGTTCGTGGACCACCCTACCACGGGAGCGTAGGGTAGTCCACTAGCTCTTCCTCACAGACCCCAAAAACAAGAGAGAACCTTCTATAATAATTCTCTATTGCTCTTTGGTCATCAGGATAGATACCAAAAGCGAGCCAAAAGCTATACCTTGTCTCTTCCGACACCGGCTCGTACTCCCTGAACATCTTGGGACCACGATCGTAGTCGGATTGCACGGGATCCCCAACCAATGGGCGAGCACCGCACGCAGACCTNATCAATGATGAGTAATACTCTTGCATGATTGGGATTCCCC